CTGACACAGTGTTTAAATGATCAATATTTGTATATTCATCATCAATTGTTATATTGTAAATTCTCTTATAAATTTCTCTCTCCTTTTTACTTAAATTTAATTTTGTTTCTGCTCTGAAGATTAACTTTTCCTTGACTAGTTTGAAAACTTTCTTTGATATATTAGTCATAATAGGTAAGCAAACAGATTTAAAATAAGATGATAAGAATTGAAACCAACCTTCAGGCCAATTTAAAGCTATCTTGTAGGCATGACCACCCTCTTCAATCTGTGAACTAACATGATATGGGTCCAGATCTGTAGTAAAATGCTTATTTTGATCCTTGTATCTTTTCTGAGTCGCTCTAGTTTTGATTAAACTACTAAGTTCCCCTTCCATAAAAGAGTTTTTCACTTTTTTAATTTGACATAACTTTTCTTTCCTCAATTTTGTTTCCACCACTTCTTCTCTTCTTTTACTGAAGTTACTAACTGTGGAGTCTTTGTATAAGTCAAATTTCTCATCACCATACATAATTTTAGCTCTTAACATACAGTCATCAACAGAGTCAGGTACAACAAGTCTCTTAAATAGTACTAATGTTAAAGTGTAAATGAAAAGGTTGAACATTTGTTCAGTTATATAGTTCATTCTCCTCATCATCTTGAACATGACGATAAATTTGTAAACGTTGTCCATAGATGACCATTTTGAGCAATCTTCACTTAAAATCCAGGTTCTCACTTTATCATACAAATCTTTTTCATCAGTTTTATCATCTGATTTACTAATTTTGCCTTTAAAAGCTTTGAGCCTTTTAGAAATATATGCATCTTTTTCAGGTTCATTTATAATTTGTTCTTTATGATAAGGAAAAGTTGATCCCAAAGTGCCTTCCATTATGTAAGTCAACACTCTCATATGCAATTCTTGTGTAAAGAATGGTCTATCAGAACCTAGTTGACCTTTGTTATTGTTAAACATATGTGTATATCTCAATTTTCCATCAACATAACAAGCTTTACCATCAAGAAATTCCTTTATCAAAAAATCTCCTATTGTGACAACATCCCTATTGTCATATAAATAATCAGAAATTGCATTGGTCAAAGTTGTTCTTTTACTTCTTTTGTTTTGAGGGTCAAATAAGTATGAAGATTTGTTCTTTTGTAAGTCCATTAAGTTTTCTGATAATGATAGATTAAATTTGTTTTGCATGGTGTTGACATATGACTCATATTCCCCAGAACTCTTTCTTTCCTTATCAAAAACTTTAAAAGCATGGACAACAAATTTAGGTGAAAAATTGTAGTTATTCCTTGTACCACTTTTCCAATCATTAAGAACTTGATCATGTGTTTTGAAAGTGTTAGTTCCTGTTGAACCTACCTTAGCTGATTCTTTCAAGTATGTTTTTATTGTATCCATATTGGTTAAATACCTATGATAATCTGTCTTACTATTTTCTGATGTCCTTTTCACCAAGCATGAATCTTCTAGCAACACTTTCAAGCTTTTAGTGGTTGTATTAGAAAATATTTTAAACCCTAATTTATCAAAATTTTGTTTTATAAAGTTAATGTTTTCATCCACACTTAAAGTTTTAGGCAGGACTGATTTTTCTACAGAAAACTCTTTCATCTCTAACATTTCCTTAACAAAAAAACTTGCATGAGATTCTTGTTTTAAATTCTTTTGGTAAACATTGTTTGTACTAGGGTCTTTGTCTCTCATATGCTGATACATACTGTTAAACATACAATTTTTTTGCATTCTGTTTTGAATATAAAGATGAAATCTTCCTTTTACCTTGTATACATACTCTTGCATCATTTTTGAAATGTAATTTTGCTCAGCCATAATAGAGGTGAAGGCTTTCATTTGACAATCTAAGCATTTGTAATTAAAACCAGGGTCCCCTTGAACTAAAGATTCTATTGCCACAGATCTTAAAGTCTCTAAAGTTTGACCTGTTACAAGTCTACATATAAAAGAAGCCCCAGAAGTGGTAGGTAAATGTATTATACTTTCATTGATTTGATTGTTGTATAATCTTGAGTTTTGTATTTCTAAGCAAATGGGGTCTGTTATTTTATAATCATTCAAATAAAAAGCTTTTAGACTTTTCTCTTGGTCATTTAACTCCATCATAATGCATTTTGGATAAGCTGTTTTATAAATAGCCAAATTCTTTCTTTCTATGAAAATATAACTAAAAGTACTTTTCCCTTTCTCATTCCCATCAACTCGTTTTCCGAAAGATAGACATAAATGTCTTTTGTCCAAAGTTTGTAAAAATTGAAAAGATAAATCTTCAAAATTTTGTGTGTTAGCATATAACAATGAATTGCCAACTGTTCTCATTTGTAAATTCAAAAATGTTAGGTTTGAATCTTTAAAGTCATTTATCTCATTTAAGAAGTGTTTTTGCAGTTCTTCTTCTATAGATTTATCTAGATTAGACAATTTGCATACATCTAGCATTTCATAATTTAAATCCATATTGCCTTGCTCCATATAATTATTATTACTTAAGGTTAATACATCAACTAAATTATCTATGTCCTCAAAATCTTCTTCAAAGACAGCTACATTTACTTTATTATTTTTAAAATCATCTTGTTTTTTCTTTATCTTATCTAGTTTAGATAACTCTATCTCCTCATCCATATAAAACCTGTCAGAAGTTATTGTGCCTTCTGTTGCCAACTCATAAAATTTCCTAGTTTGTTTTACATATTTATAAAAGAAGTCAGTCTTTTTCATTTCAAAATTTTCCTTTTTATTTTGTGACATAATTGTCTCTTCTCTTACTCCTAAAACTGATATTAAGTGTTCCCTAGATTTATAAGCTATCGTATTATTAGCATCAACTAAAAAACTGCCAAGCAAGCCTTTTTCACTTAAAGCATTGTAAAGACTGACCTTAATAGCAGCTCTTTGTTCCGAAGCATCTGTGTCACTCTTACTGACAAATTTTCCTTTTTTTCTCTTCTCATCAATTAACTTTAACATCATATTCCTAGTTCCTTCCTTTGCAACCTTTTCAAATATCTCATTCTGATCCAAGAAAAGACCACTTGAACCAAATTCTTCTATTATAAATTTTGATCTAGCTCCTTCAAAATTGAAAAGAGATTTTATTGTGCTCATCAAACCCATTCCTTTCAGCATTATATTTTCAGTTTTATCACACAA